CCCAAGACGAGGAGGGAATTCTCATTTGCAACAATAATAAGTGCGCAACTTATGTACAATACATTGTGGATAATGAGAAGCCGATTTACAAGGAACCGCCCAACGAGGTTACTTACAATGCTTATGTCCGTCTGAACCATTTCAAGGAAATCTTGTCACAGTTCCAGGCGAAAGAAACCACACAAATCCCAACGCATGTCATTGAAGCAATTCGCGGGCGAATCAAGAAAGAGAGAATACAAGATATGTCGAGTGAAATCAACTATGAGAAGATGCGCGAAATTTTGAAGAAGTTGGGATTTAATCGATACTTTGAACATATCCAGTATATTAACTCCATTTTTGGAATCAAGCCGCCAGTAATGAGTGATGAACTCCAAGATACTTTGTGCATATTGTTTATCGAGATACAAGAGCCGTGGGCGATTCACTGCCCTGCTTACCGAACGAATTTCTTCAATTGCACATATACGCTTTACCAACTTTGCGTATTGTTGAACCAGACACAGTATTTGCCTTATATTCCAATGATGAAAGATAGAGAGAAACAGTTGGAACAAGATATGGTATGGAAGAAAGTGTGTGAAACGCTGGACTGGGAATTTGTGCCCACCGTATAAGGGAACTCGTCGTTCCCTTATGAACCCATACTAATAATAACATAATATAATGGTTCCCACTAAGGGTTCCCTCCTAAGGGAAGGGGTTATAGGGGAAACCTACGGTTTCCCTATACCGACGGTTTCCCCTAATTGCGTTATTTTATTTATATTTTTACCAACCAAAATATAAATGACAACAACCAAAATATTATTACTTGGGCACACCGGAATGTTGGGAACCTATGTGAAAACATATTTTGCCACAACGGATATTCCAGTTGTTTGCATAAATTATCGCGTAGATGAAACTAATTTAATCGAAACCATTTTGTTGGAAAACGGTTTAGACGAAAACACCTGTGTTGTCAATTGTATTGGGCAAATACCTCAAAGAACAAATTCGGACCAAGTGTCTAGCTACTATATGGTGAATGGACAGTTTCCACACGTTTTGTCCCAAATATGCAACAAATATGGCGCCAATATGATTCAGCCAACCACCGATTGTGTGTATTCCGGAAAAAGATTTACTGGAAATTACGTGGAAACAGACATTCACGATGAAACCGGCGATTATGGATTGAGTAAATCGGCAGGCGAACCGCCGGATTGCACCGTAATACGAACATCCATCATTGGATTGGAACTCCAAAACAAAAAATCTTTCATGGAATGGGTAATCAATTCATTGAGAGATGGCAAAACCATAAACTGTTGGGCGAATCATCATTGGAATGGAATTACTTGTCTGCAATATTGCAAAATAATTGAAAAAATAGTGAGAGAACAATTGTTTTGGAAGGGAGTCCGGCATATTTATTCACCGGTTTCCAAAAGTAAATATGAACTGGCGCAAATGATTGCAGAGACTTTTAATTTAAATGGCGAATTAATCAATAGAACTTTAACGGCAGAACCGGTGAATAAAACTTTATCCAGTATTTATCCGGCATTGTTTGAAATTCCGGATTTGACTGACCAAGTAAAGGAAACCTACGGTTTCCTTTTGTAACTCGCTTCGCTCGGAGATTTACCTTAGTACGTTCGTCGAATTCAAAAATTGTATTTTCAGTTATTATATGAATTCTTTGAAAGAAAACAAGGACCTGATTTTTGAAATAAAAAATCAAGTTAATAATTTGGACAGTTCATTATTTAAACACATTGCCATCAATGATTTGTTGGTAAATCCCTCAGTATCCATCGTCATGACGTCGTCAAACCGGTCAAAACAGACTTATTTTACCTTGGACACATTCCGAAACAGTTTGTGCAAAAATATTCACGTGGTCATTGTGGATGACTCAACTCACGATCCAATCCAAAAAGAAGTTTTAGAAACTTATCCATTCAATATCGATTTGATTATTATCAATCGTTCCGCAAAAAAATGGCACAATCCACTGGTCAATTACAACATTGGATTCAAATTTGTCAAGGGTGCCAACGTAATTATCCAAAATGCGGAGGTGTGTCATGTCGGAGATGTAATTAGTTTTATTGTGCAACACGCATTGACTAATAATTACTATGTTTTTGATGTGAATGCAGTAAATAATTTTGACTCAAATGAACAAATATACAAAATGGATTTATCTACCATTGATATTTACAAAAAACTGGAATTATTTATGACATGGTATCAATCCCGAACATTGAATCGAAAGTTTCATTTCTTGACCGGAATGACACGAAGCACCTTTGAATCAATTCAGTGTTTTTCTTACGATTACACCATGGGAACCATGTACGACGATGACGATTTGGTATTGAAAATACAATCCAAAAATATTAATATTGTGAATATTTTTCACGATGAATTTAATCTAGGTGGCATTCATCTGTTCCATAAAAATGCAGTGGAAGCGTGGGATAATCAGAGAGAAATGAATGACTATATCTTTATGAACAAGAAATACATATTTGAAACTACAAATTATTATGTTGATGTCACCGATAAATATGAAAATTTTGATTCGGAGTTTGAAAAAATAATTATTTAATGATAGATATAAACACAATTGTTCAGATAATATAATAATTATGCGAAAAACAGTTGTAACGATTACTGGCATTCGTCCAGATTTTATCCGGATGGCTTTTGTCTTCAAAGCATTGGATGCAGAGTTCAACCATGTGCTTATCCATACTGGGCAACATTTTGACCCGAATTTGAGCGATGTGTTTTTTGACCAGTTGAATATTCGTAATCCGGACTATATATTAGAGACCGGCAAGCAGTCGTCCAACCATTTTGAACAATTGGCGTATTTGACAACCGCCATTCCAAAACTCTTCAGAGAAAAAAACATTTCCCCCGATCTGATTTTATTTCTGGGTGATTCCAATTCCGCGGGGGTTTCATTTCCTTTGAAAAAGGAGGGCTATTGCATCGGCCACATTGAAGCCGGTATGCGGTCATACGATAAACGCATGTTGGAAGAGATTAACCGAACCGTTTGCGACCATTGCAGTGATATTTTATTTGTATATCACGAGGACTATAAACGACAACTTGAACTCGAGAACATCACGAAAAATGTGTTTGTGGTTGGAAACACAATTGTGGAACCGCTCAAAAAACATCTTGTAACTGGAATAAAGAGAGAAGATATGATATTGATGGATATCCACCGCCCCGAGAATTTTAAGTACGAAGACCGACTCAAAAATGCGCTAAAATTTGGAAATATGTGTATAAAACGCTATGGTTTGCCAGTAAAACTGCTTTATTTTAAACGATTGGAAGATGCAATTCAGAAGTGGAACCTGGATTTGGGCGAAATCGAGATGATTCCGTTGTTGGCCTACCAGGAATACTTGGAAACGGTCTATCATTCCAAATTTATTATTAGCGACAGTGGAACCGGACAGGAAGAACCCGCACTTCTGAACACTCGCGTAATTGTTCCTCGCGATTTTACCGAAAGACCACAGAGTTATGCCAACAATTGCAGTTTTCAATTAAAAATAAATAGTGGGGAAGAAAACTATGAACAAGTATTTGACTGGTTAAATACGAATACTGAAAAAATAAACGCGGACTGGTTGGGGGATGGAACCACCAGTCAAAAGATTGTACAAGAAATAAAGATGTTCTTATGCGTATAGAAATATAAAAATATAATTGGTTCTATTTTTATATGATATCAAAGATTGTTTGCGACCAATACACCAGTATAAAACCTTATCCACACATGTATCAGGATGGATTTTTGGACACAGAGTTTGCAGAGAAACTTCAAACAGAAATACTGAATATCCCGGATGAAGCATGGGACCGGTATGAGAACCCATTTGAACAAAAATTCACATTACGTAATAAATTTAAATTTCCGCGACTTTTGTCTACATTGTTTGATTTTTTAACTGGCGAACCATTCGTAAAAGAATTGTCGGATATTGTTGGATACGATTTGATTTTAGATGGAACACGCAATTTTTGGGGAGTTCATAAATATGGACCTGGAGATAAATTGGATATCCATGTGGATGCGGGACTTCACCCAACCATGGAGCTCAAGAAACAAATCACATTGGGGATTTATTTGAGTTCCAATTGGAAAGAAGAATATGGATGCAAACTGGAAATCTGGCGTGGAGAGAACAGCGCAAACAATGACGCGAAATTGTTGGAAAAAGTGGAAAGCATTGCGCCACTATTCAATCGACTTGTACTATTTACATGCGATGATTATGCGTGGCATGGGAATCCGGAACCCGCCATGTGCGCGGAGGGAAGCAAACGCATTTTTATTACATTGTCGTATTTGAGCGAGAATACCGCCGACAAAAATAAACGGAAGAAGGCGTTTTTTATTGCGAGACCAGGTGACCCAGAAGATGCAGAGAAAGACCGATTGCGTCTATTGCGAGCCGATGCGGAAAAGTATAAAGACGTGTATAGAACGTAATATTCGTTTATTTTACAACTAACTAACGTGATATAATAATATAACGTTAAATGAAAATTAGTACAAGCTTTATGTATAACTGCGCGGAATATTTGTTTGATTATGACGATATAGATCCGTCCAGTTTAGGATGTATTGTAGAGATTGTCTGCAATGATGAATATCTTTTACACAAATTTGAGAATTGTGTTGGCAAAACCTTTATTGATATTGGGGCGAATTGTGGAGTAGCTACAATTATATTAGCCAAACAAAATCCCGAATCGACAATCTATTGTTTTGAACCCTGTAAAAAAACATTCGAAACACTGTGCAATAATATTAAAATAAATAATTTGAAAAACGTAATTCCCCACAATAAAGCGGTTTCCAAGGAGGAAATAAAAACAATAAGTTTATTTTTAAATCCAGAATATTCTGGAGGAAATACTACATATGCAGACAACAATACAATAAACAATTATTTTAATAAACCGATTGAATCCTATGATGTCGAGTGCATATCATTGGATGAAATTATTGCGAATAACAATGTAACTGAAGTAGAGCTTTTAAAAATAGATTGCGAAGGTGCAGAATATGATATATTATACAATTCTGCATGTTTAAAACAAAAAATTATTAAAAATATGGTAGGCGAATTCCATAATTTGAAATACAACTTGGAAAATGATAATAAAAATAAAGGAGACGAATTGATATCGTTTTGCAAGCCATATATCGAAAATATTTTTAAAATATTTGTTCTTACTATGTGATAATTACGTTTGAAATTATATATAAAAAAATAAATAAATAATAAAAATGGACAAAACATTATTTTGGGAAATAAACCATAGTAATTGTGACGATTATTGGTTGACTGGGTCGAGCTTAACGGAAGTATTGAATTATCATCAGTTGTCGAATGTTTCGAATATGAAAGTATTGGAAATTGGTATTGGATTTGGAAGCATGACTGAACAATTACATTTAGCAAACAATGAAGTATTTGCATGTGACATCTCAACTGAAGCGCTGAAAAAGGTGGAAACCTTTGCAAAAACATATACCACAGATAAATTAGATTTAATAGAGCCGGTCGATTTAGCCATTAGTCACTTGGTGTTTCAACATTGCGATGACAATGAAATTGAGAGAATAATAAATAGCGTTCAATTAAAAGAAAACGGTATTTTTTCGTTTCAGTTTGCGTGGATTCGTAAGGATGAGCCGCCCAACAGTACAGTTCAGCAATTTATAAATAATGGAACCCATCATTTTAGAGATCTCGATACGATTAAAAAGATGGTTGAAAAATCAAACAAGCAGATTTGTTTTATTTCGGAACCGATTCATTTTTATCAATCTGAAAATTTCAGCTGGTATATTGTAAAAGTTAAGGGAACGTAGTTATTCAGCGAAGCTTCCGCCTTATGAACCCATACTAAGCGAACTCCCTTATTACCTCCCTTTCGAACTTTAATTTAATATTTTTGGCAATT